GGGCCTGTAGGGGAAGAACCGATACCACCAGCAGAAGCAGAGTTCGCTGGTTGCACACAAACCGCCCACGGCAAATCAATGGTGGGAAGTTTAGTCTTATCTTCAGTATGATATCCGTAAACACGAGCTCGCACTCTACCTAGAGCGAGAGGGTCGTTTCTATCTTCTACTACGCCGAACCACCAAACGAATCCGTCACGGCCTGCAAAGAAAGTATTATCAGTAATCGCCATTTATATAAATCTCCTTATAAGTATTTATATGATGTAAATGGAACACACTTTATAAATCTTTGTCAAGTGTGACTTAAAAATGACAGCTTGTTTAATAAGTATACCGTGAATAAATTTCACCATACTAAACAAGGAAACCCCTCAAATGAAAACGACTTTAATTGCTGCCGCTATTGTATTGGCAGGCGCACCTCTTTATGCTGAAGGATTCTCTTTCGGCGGAGAAGTAGATTCTGAATATAAATTAGATGCAGCTTCAATGACTGTAACTCTTTCACCAGAAGTAAACTACGATATGGGATTGTGGAACTTCGAAGCAAGTACAGACATTTCTGTGTACAATAGTACATCTGCTGATTCGAACTTCGTATTGCTTGATTCGTTAGATTCTGGTTCTCATCCAGTACTAGACTTAGAAGCAACATATGCAATGTCACCATCACTAGAATTAAGTGCTGGTACATCATGGGACTTGAATAAAAGCGAACGTGGCGAAGTCACAGTTGGCGCTTCATTCAGTTTCTAATTACAAAAATAGAAGGGCGGACAACTGCTCCGTCTGCCCTTCTTACTTAAATACCTGAGTTCCCATAGAACCAGTAACCGTAGTCATCTTCTTAAAGATAACATTCAATCCCTCTTCACATAGAAACCCTTGTACCGTATCACCCTCTTGAGTGATGCCAGGCAACTCTGTTTGAGTGTCCCCTTCAAAGACTGCAATCTCATACAATCCTTTCTTACCACCATAGGAAGTACTGTGTTTTACTACAGATAGTTCATATTGTCCAAACTCTATAATAGCTTGAACACCATCATAGAGTTTTCCGAATTTTATTTCTTCAAATTTCATTTCATTCTCCTATAGACCGTTGACCCGCTTTTTAATAAGGACGGGCCTCAATAATAGACCGTTTTGTTTTCGAGCGCATCGCTGCCATCTTCTGATAGGACTCTAACCACTTCAGAGGACTTTGAATATTTTGCGATACAGTCATCTTGAGTTTACGAGAGCGAAACTCTTTCTTCAAGTCTTTCGCCATCTGAGTTCCCAGAAACCGTGAGACAAGTTTCACAACCGTCACACGAAACCCTACATCATGGTGCATATTCCCAGCAGTGTGGGCGAGTTCGTGGAGTATGGTGTACTTGTTTGTACCGCAGTTTGGACGGAGAGAAACTACACCATTCCATCCCGCTGTACCCGCTACACGAGGATTAGCAGACGCTTTCATAAACCGTAGAGTAGGAGTCTTCCGACCATTACTTCCACATAGGTTCTGATAAGTCTTAGACTTGATGATGCGTTTGAAGTACCGTGTCGCTTCCTTCTCTGATAGATTAACTGAACTATCTGGATACTTGCGCTGTACGGCAAACTCACTCTGATACACCTTAGAACGACCACTGTCTACACCAGATGCCTGTAAACGTCCTGTACGAATTGCACGAGACTTCTTCCGATAATACTCTGCATACTTGTTTGCAAGGTCATTATTCATTACACCAGTAGCAAGTGCTGCTTGATATGCGTCAGTAGAACTATACATTATACATTCTCCGTCATTGCGTATTGAGGAACGGTAAACATGTCATCAAACATCCCTACCTCATCGAAACCATTGAGAACCATTCCATCGAATGCATCCCCACCTTTCTCATAGACAACTAAGTCTCCCTTAATGAAACCTTGGTAAGAGGCAATATCAATGTCAGTAACTTTCATCTTCAAGTCTAAACCAAGGAACGTCTTTTCAATAATCATATTTCTCTCTCTTTCTTTAACTTACTATATGATCATACTTGATCTCATAACAAATGTCAAGTGTTTTTTCAAAAAAGATTTGTAATGAAAACAATGACTTACAAATTAATTACAGGGAAGTGCAAATGAAAGTCGCTCAGTTTTGGGGGCGGGGGGCTATTAAAAGAAGTATATCCCAACAAGAACTCCAAAAAAGAAGTTCAACCAACACATCAGATAGAGATAGTTCATACCATCCACCAAGGATAAGCAGTGATGTAGTTGTAGAAGTTCATCAGAGGTTCATGGAAGATGACACCTATGATTACTCCAAGAAAAAAACGTAACATGAAATTTATTCCTGTATCTTTATTGCATTTATAGATTATGATTCGCCGCTCAGTTCTAGGGGGCGGCCATTATACCATACTCTGATGGTAATGTCAAGAGGCATGCAGTGATTAATATCCTAGCCCTTACGGGCGCCAGTCGCCTCTCTACCTGTTCAGAAGTTCTCTACTTCTCCACTCGGCCCACGCATCTCTAAGATAACATAGGGCACTTGTGTGTTCATTGTAACCTTCCCAGCCCAATCACAAGCGTCATTCCAATCCACAAAGTTCATTGTCTCTGTAGTGGTAAGTCCCTCTGCGATTCCTCTAAGATGATACTTATCGAATGATACTTCATATCTCATACCAAGGTAATCCTTTTTAAGTATCTCTAACTGGTCTATAACACTCAGGTTACACATTGTACTATCTAAGATGTTCATGCACAAGCCCTCACTAGTCTCTGGACGTTCTCATCCTTGAAGTCACCAGTACTACACCAGTTACGCATTGCTGCACACTCTGTCTGATCTTCTAGACAGCTGTTCATCATAGGGCATGTATCACAAGGACACTCTCTCTTGTTCTCTGGCCCATAGTGCATCTCTTCATGGTTAATGTTAGAGCGAACACTAGAATATATACCTTGTCCAACACTCGTAGACAACTCAGCGATTAGATTAACTGTACTCAATTTCATATATCTCCTTATTTCTCAAACCTTACATAGCTTATTATACTCGATGTCAATAGATTTGTCAAGTACTTTTTGAACTTTTTTTCAATTATTTTCATTGAAATGTACTCACAACAAACACTGTGCCTCCGAACACCATGACACCATAGAAAAAACCTAATAAAAACAACCACTTAAGCAGAGAGAACATAAGGTTTATCCCACTGTCCAACATTGATATCTGTGTAGTGACTCCTGTGAAAGTAATCACTCTGAAGGTCATCCTCACAGAACCAATCAGAACCTTTCATGGCAGCAGTGAGTTCTTCATAGAACGAAGCAATCTCAGTGTCACCAACTTCCTCAGCCCACTTAGACGCCCAACTCTCATTCACTTGAAGATAAGTCCCAACAGGATAAGACTTCTGTTGATAGTTACGGTGAGCGTACATGTCGTTATGTTTCTGCGCTGAACCCAACAGGTCTAGCCGACCTTCCTTGATGTTAACCACTAGTGACATGTGGTGGCGTACTGCAATAGAACCCTTCATACCGTACTTCTTGAGTACCGCTTTGATAGCAGGGGCCAGTTGTTTCTTCTTTTCTTGTGATACATACGCCATAGTTCAGTTCCTTTTCTCAGTTTATGTATACATTATACCTGTTTTCATAACAAATGTCAAGCGAAATCGACACTTTTTTTCAAAAAAAATGCAAATAAAATGCTTGACAATGGCTTGGAGGTGTGGTATAATAGGGGTTCTAAGGAGGAAAAATGGGTAATTAACTGAAAAAATCTCTTGACTTTTCTGAGAGGCCGTGATATAATTTTTGGTCAGTCGGTCAATAACACCCTTTAATGCACTAAGCACAACACGTTACCCCATTTATTTTAACCTTTTTTTAATATGGGAAAATATGGGTATATTTGGGATATTGTGGGAAGTCTCTTCCGCAAGCGCAGAAAATCTATTTATTATCTCTTTTTAGAGGGCTTACCAGATAGGTAATTAGGTATGGATTCTTCTTTACTATCCATATAATCTTGTGCTTTAGTCCATATCCAATAGAATGGCATTAGTACTACACTCATTACTCCTAGTGTGGTCAGTATAACCCCTAGTATGATGATAACACCGACTGTCTTTAGTTTATCCACTAACATATGGAGTTCCATCCTTATTCTTTTGATACCAGTTCTTTTGATGATGTATCTTTGCTTTGAGTTCTACTACTCTACTGGTGATTGATTGGTCTAATGGGATAAGGCACGTTAATGCCCTATCTATTAGATCAATGTCACTTACATCCAATATGAATGACGTATTAGGTTTCATTAGTTCCATCCCTTTTCCATTAGTTCAGCGATACGTTGTTGTTGACGTTGTATCTCCTCTGCTTGTGTGAGTATCTTGTCTTTTTGACGTTCTACTCTATTCCATGTCTTAGGTGTTACTACCTTTCCCTTACCTTTTTTCATACATCTTCCTTATGTATTGTGTGTGTTTATAGTCCTAGTATACCGAATAGGTTGAACCAGCCCATGCTTGTTCCTATTACTACTGGTATACCAATCATTGTCAGTGCTATGATGAGGAATGCGAGTCCTACACCTTTGTTATGATAGGGTTCATTACTCATGTTCGCCTCCGTCTCCTCTAAGCGTGTAGAAGATTTGTGGTTTACGTTTTGCAGCTTCGAATGTCGCTACTGTGATACATACTGCACCTAATAGCAATGTGTGTATCAATATGTTAGCACCTAGATACATCCAAGTACCTGTCATTGCAGTGAACACAATACACCACATCCATGCGAGTATCTGCATAACTAAATGCCGTACCCTTAAATCCTTAATGTTAGACAATGGATTTCTTTCATGATCCATTATCAAATTCCACCAGTCTATAATAAAACTTGTCATATTATTCCTTTCACTTATTAATTTAACCACCA